TGTTCTTGAGAAATCTCTTTTCACAAAGAATGCTATCGTACTATCGTAGTCTCCCACATTAAATTCATAGTCAGTCTCATAGGCAGTGGTGGTCAATTTGTCCACGGTCTTCTGCAACTCGTCCTTGTCTTTTGGTGGTAAGTTTGTGTAGAATTCAGCCATTATATTGTTGCTTTCTCTGTTGCTATATCGACATCCTGTGTCTGTCTTTCAATTTTTATATATCCCTCTGTGACTAATTTTCTTATATCTGTGATTGCCTTGCTGGTGTACACGTTTTTTATGTTTGTAGATGATGCCTCATACTCTATATTAGATTGAGAAATTGTGAGACCTTTACGAGAACCTATGTCTCTGAAATATATTGCGGCCGCTATCTCGTCTCTGACACTATTATTGTTTGACACAAGATTGAAAGATTCATCTGCACCCAGGAAGTTCACATTGTCCACAGCAGAATTTGTTATAACTGTGTTGTTGGCCTGATCATTGTTGTCCGCGGTACCCCTCGCTGATGCCAATGCTGAAGCACCCACTATGGCCGCCGCACCCACACTGAACTGTGCAACTGGGTTGGTTATCGAGCCCGCCTGTTTCCCAACTTCTAGTATTCCGTCTTTGGCAATACCTTTCAGTTCTTCTTTCACGGCTGACTTCTTGATCTTCTTGGCGTTGTTGTAGGTGTTAGAAGCACCTAAGATTGCACCCAAGATATTTCCTGATTGTACATTCCTGATCACAGAACCGATGCCGTCCACGACGCCTCCAGGACCAAATATGCTATTTGTTCCTCCTCCTAGTATGGTCAACGGACTAGGAGAGTTGTCATAGTTGATCGTTGCAAACCCTGGTACATTATTTTTGTTTACTATGCCTGATTTGTAGATCACAGTTTCGTATAATATCTGCATTGTGTTGTTCATAACGCCTGTACCATCTGCCTGATCTAAATTGTCGTGAGAGAAAGATCCTATAACTGGATTGACAAGGGTCATTGATGTGAAACGTTTTTTGTGTAGCACGAAAATCTCTATGCCCTTGAGGTATGGTTTCTGTCTCTGCCTCGGTGTGTCCATACCAAACTTGGTGGTCTGTCTCGCATCGCCAAAATCGTAGTAATCATCCTTGGTGTTGTTTATTGTAAGATCACTGTTCATGCCTATACTATCCGCTATGTTGTATTCGTAGTACTTCTTCCAGAATGCATTCACAGTGTCTGCGTGGTCATCGTGGAATGTAATGTTCACGGGTTCGTACGCTATCCTGGTACCAGCATACATCTTCTTGTTGTACTGTGTCTTCTCCTCATAACTCATGTTGTACTTGGGTAGATCACATGCTTTCACTAACATGTTCAGTTGATACCTCTCGTTGGCGTTGAATCCATCAACGAACAGGGTCTCATCCGTATTGAAAACCACGTGGAACAGGAACTTCTGTTTTGGCATCAACTTGAAATTGTCGTCTAGGTACAATCTCGATGCGTGTTGGTAGTCTTTCATACCTGGTAATCCGTCCTGGAAACCTTTTAGGAAGTTGTTTATGCTTGGCATACTCGTATTTATGGCCACAAAAAAAGCGCCTATAAAGACGCTTTTGATGTTATAATTGCTTACTTAATTTTTGTATTACTGTCCACCACCTGTACTTAGAGTACCGATCGTTCTAGATACCGCTGTACCAATTCCTGTTCCTGTTGGAGTTTGGATTGCGTTGTCGTATCTTATTGACATTGTGATAGTTGCTGGATCCGAAGTTGCGTATGCTAACGTGTTGTAGTTTACGTTCTCAACATATGCACCATATAATTCAAATGTTTCTAACACATTTGGTGTACTTGCTCCATTACCACCATCTAGCATTTCAATTCTAGTTGTGAATTTGTAGTCAATTCCTGATGCCGCTGAACTCTGTTCAAAGAAATCAAACTGTTTCTGGATCTGTTCGCCAACCAGTTTAGTAACTGAGTTGTTGACATCATCTCTTAGAGTGATTGTGATTGGATCCCAAGTGTGTTTACCTGCAACATAAACTTTTGAGTTGTACACATCCAGTGTCACGTTGTCAAAAGTCAAGTTGGGTCTTGTGATATCAATAACTTGTTTTGTTAGTTCTGATCTCGGTGTTGATACTCCAAAATTTTCCAGGATTGCTCTGAAACGATACTGTAGTTTTGGCATCAATAAACCCTGTGATGCTGAACTCTGATCGTTTGCTAGTGGTACTGTAAATTTTGATAAAGTTGATATTGCCATCTGTTTCTCCTATTTATTCAAAATTAGTTCCCTAACTTTGCAATTTCTCCTGTGTTTTTGATTCTCAACGGTATGTAGATGAATTCAACTGACTTGATCGGCTCAATTGCTATATCCACATAAAGTTCGTTCCTGTCAATCCTTGTAGGTGTGTTGTTCGTGTCATCACAAACTACTAGGAAGTCATACAATGCTCTCTGACCTGTTAACTCCAACAAGAATGATTCTACTGCACCCTTGATCTCGTTCCTAGTCAATTCATCATTTGGTTCAAAGATGAATGGTTTAGCGATTGCATCTAGTTGTGTTCTTAGATACACTGCTAATCTTGAAGCGTTGATTCTGTCCAATGCAGAACTTGCCGATGTTTTAGTCAAGTTACCAAAGTTAACGATTCCTGCACCTGAGAAGAAAGTGATTGGATTCACTTTGACCTCGTGCATTGAATCTCTCACTGACTCCGTAACAGATATTGTTTTAAACTCTCCAGACGCCGTGTCTATGTAACCAACTGATGTGGCGTTGTCAACGATACCTCTTCTTGTTCCTGATGGTGCGAACCATGGGAAAGCGATGTTGTCGTTGTTGGCCAGTGTTCTCAACATCATGTGTGATGGTGGAACAACAATTGATTTACCTGTGTTGTCTGTTGTTTGACCAGATGGATAAAACACACCCAAGTAATCACTTGAGCTCACTAGGCCGTCTTCACCGTTGTCAAGTGCTGACGCTGTGTTGTTTGCCCAGTTTTGGATTGCAGTTGATGTACCTTCTAATCTCATAGGTGTGTCACCTACTACAAACGCTGTGTTGTTTCTGTCTGTGTTTAGGTTGATCATGTTTGACATTAACTCTGGGTAACCAGGACAAGCAATTACGTTGAAGCCTCTTTGGTCTTCTCTGATTGCTTGGTTAGTGTCGATCTCTGATTTAAGTTGTTCAACGATCACTTTTCTCTGTGCTTTCCTACCGAAAGAACCAGAACCGTCTGCGTTGTTGCTTGATTTAGTAACCCATCTGTCAGGGAAGTAAGTTGATACGCTCTCGTTACTTGCTCTGATGTTACCTAAACCAGTTGCACCGCTTCCTGGATATTTCGTAGTTGTGATGTAACTGTTCTTGTATTCCTTAACATTGTAACCAGATCTTCTTGTGTTCCATAGCAAGATACCTTGTGGGTAGTTGTCTGGGTTTGGAGCATCTGGATCTAGGAAGCCGTCACTCAATAAGTCTTTGATTGAGCTGGCTGTACCCGCACCTCCTGTTGACAATGAATCCGCCTTGTCTGCCGCTGTGTGATATCTAGCATCCGCGAACACAATACCGTCTTCTGTGGTTTGGTCTGCTTTGTCAACTAATTCCCAAGCCGCGCCTGATGTAGTTACTGCAACCTGGTTCGCTGTGTTTGTAGAACTCAAAGTTGCTGATGTGTTGTATTTGTAAAGTTTTGGATAGTTTTCTAAGTCTGAAGTGTCAATCCATAAGTCGTTAGTCACAAGTGCAGTACCGTCTGATTGCGTAGTTGGTGCTGTTGCTTTGAACTGTGGACCATTTGGATCTGTGCTTGAGTATGCTGTCGCATATCCAACCCAAGTTGTACCATTGTGTGCCATGATGTCTGCTTCGTCTGTCGCAGTGTGGTACCATAATGTGCCGTCTGCTGGCTCATTGCTTGGAGCACTTGTTGATGCAGTGTAACTCAATCTCTTCCAGTTACTTGCCATGATACCTGTGTTAGCACTTGAGTCAAGGCTCTCACCTGTTGGTAGGTCATACAAGTTGTCGATCAAAGTTGAACTGTTTGCAGTGTATGTTCCATAACTGTGTGCCGTCGTTGCACTGAAACCTGCATCTGCTAATGGTGTTCCTGTCATGCCTTCTTCAGTCATTCTGAACTCACCACCCAGTTTGTGTGTCATAACGATCGCACCAGCAGTTGTCTTACTTGCTGAAACGTTTGTTAGGCCTGCACCGTTCACTGCCGCGATAAAGTCATCAGCACCAGTACCACCTAGTGTTACTGTTACCGCACTGTTTAATGCTTCTTGGTTCTTCACTGACTCTTGTATTTTGAAAGTGTTTGAACTTGTGAAAGTTGGAGATGTGTTTCCACTAGTGATAGTTGTAGCACCGCCCTCGTATCTGAACAGTTGGAAATCACCAACGTTAGGGGTAGCATCTGCGGCATCGGCCGCTGTCATTGATTCCTCAGTCACGTTGTACTGTGCGTACACTGTGCCTGTGCTTAATGCAGTTCCACCAGTCGCCGCGTCTAGGTTGTAGATCGCAGAGTGGTGTGTGGCATAAAGTGGACTAGCAACTTGAGAGAAACTAGCACTTGCTGTGCTGTAAAGTTTTGTCACCAATGCCGCACCTGAGTTTGCAGAAGTTGTCTTGAACCAAACTGAACCGTTGGGTCTGTTCTCGTCTGCTGTCTTCCAGGTAGGTCTGTTAGTGTGTTTGTCTTGTAAAAGTTTCACACCATTTTTAACGCCTGCTGTGATTCCTAAGGATGCTAGTACACCAGTACCCTCTTCAAATCTGATTGTGTTAGCACCACCTGTTGAGTCACCTAGCGCCTTACCGTTGTGGAAGATTTCTAGGTTGCCTGTTGTGCTGTTTACACTTGCTGTCACATTAGTAACATTTGATCCGATCACTGACGCAACGTTTGAAAGTGTTGTGCCTGAAGTTGTAATTGTAACACCGTTCATTACGAAAGTTTGTCCACTGGTTACTGTGGTTCCTGAAGCAACTGTCACTACCGGTAAAGATGTGTGCCAGTCTGTTGAACCAACTTGTACCCAAGTGTTACTTGCTGTCTTCTTGTAGATCTTGTTGGTAACGTGTGTTGTGTTGATTGCGTAATCACCTATTACCCCTATTGAAGTTTTTGGTGCACCAGTTGAGACACCGCCAACTAGATCACTTGTTGAAGTGATAAGTGTTGGAGTAATTGTTGTGAAAGATTGATTGGTAGCAGACCACTCAAATAAACCATAACTGCTTGATGCAAGGTCAAACCAGTATGTGCCATCTGTTGGGTTCGCTGTTGGTGCCGTAGCACTTCCAACTAAATCTGCTGTGTCCACGTTCGCTCTTAGGACGTATGCTCTGTTGGCAACTCCTAGGAAACTGTAGGCCGCTTGTAAGCCGTACTCGTTCAACTCATAACCGTTAAGCGAAGTTCCTGATGCGTTTGTGTAGAATTTTGGATCTCCAAAAGTCTCTGTTAATTCTCTCTGTGACGAGATCAAGTAAGCAGTGTTGGCGTTGGCAGTAGTTGTTCCTACAGCAGTGCCGTCTCCCGCTCCGTTTTTCTTGTCCTGTGATGATGCTACTATGAATAGTGGTGTAGTACCCGCATCTGATGGTACGTAGAAACTTTCGTTTATTACTGAAACCTCTACTCCTGGTGATGTTAATGCCATTTTTCGTATTCTCCTTGCAAGTTACGTATATACTAGAGTTATTTATTCAATCGTATGGTTTTTACGACAGAATTTACCGTTTTCCAGGTGCCTATATAGGCGACGTAAATACACACATGCAGTACAAGGACAGACCGTTGTGTACGGAGTGTAAGACCAAACCCAGGGCCTATGCCTACAAGAGATATGGTAGGGTGTATTGGCGTAGTCGGTGCGACACCTGTATCAGGAAACGGGCCGGCAAGCGTGTAGGAGGTGTGACCGCACTACAGAGATCTGGATACAAGAAACACAAGAAATGTGAATTGTGTGGATTCAAAGCACAGGACAAATCACAACTGGATGTGCTGTTCGTTGACGGTGATCTGAGGAATACTTCTGCTAGTAATCTAAAAACTGTTTGCGCCAATTGCCAGAGGTTGGGCAGTACCCGTAGATTGGGATGGCGTGTTGGTGATCTTGTCGCTGACGATTAGGTCGTCGATCTTGTCGTATAATTCTTCTTTCGTGCCGTTGTTATCTATAACGAAATCAAACTCTTCTTTGGCCCATGCATACTCTGAACTGTGTATGCCTTTGGGTTCTATGTTGCCCTCTGTGTAATCAACGAACCAATCAGGATCCTGGCCCCTTTTGACCAGTATTATCTTGCCACCACGTTCTCTGATCTGTTTCACTTCATTGGGGAACCTTGTGTCTGCTATCACGGTGTTTTGTCCTTTGTATCTACCAATGCAACTGTCCACCCAAATACCGTCGTACATCTGGCCTCGCATCACTTCCGTGCCGAAGTACTGCAACACCCATCTTGGAGTTGTGGGCTTGCCAAATTTCTCACTCCAGAACTTGTCCGGTTGTTCACGCCATTGCCTGCTGGATTCTGTGTCTCCTTCGAGGAGAGCTCTGTCCCAATTGAACATGGACGCCACGGCATCTTTTAAACTTTTGGCAAAACTGTCTTTTTGATATCCGTGTCGTTCTACCAGCCTATCCGAGACTGTGCCTTTGCCGGAACCTATCAAACCTACTACACCTATCAGCATAAGGTTTATTATACTATTTTTTTAGACGTTTTTCAATCTCTTTTTTGACATCATGAATCTGTGTTAATACCAGTCTACGCATACTCAGTTTCTTTTCTTTAAGGGCATGTATAGACATGTTCTCTAGGTCGTCGACCATATCGGTTAATTCTTCCAAGGTGCATCTAGGAAGTTTTTTGTATCTGGAATCTGTCATGATACTTGTATTTAAAATGATTTTTGGTAAAGGAATCTGGTACTAGAAGTTAACCAATAACAAAACTGTGTGGTGTTCCACCTTCTTGGAAGTTTCCTATGTCTGCTTCCAGTCTCTCGATCTCTGCCTGTCCCTCGTTCTTCAACGCATCACCGTTCAATGTCGTACCACCTTGTGGACCTGCAATGGTGTTGAATTTGCCTCTGGCCTCACCTAACATAATCTTAGACACGGCCAGGGTGTAGTCTCTGATCCATGGTTTTGAATATATGTCTTTGAACAGTGTGATGTCAGGTCTGTAGTTATCTGTGTGCATCAGAACTGTCTCGTCATCTGCCCTAGGTCTTTGTGTGATAGTTAATTTTTTAGTTGCCACGTCAAAATGGAACTGTATGAAACTACCAAACATCTTGCCAACAAGTTCTTGGTACGATGCGAAAGCATAGTAAGTTGCCAAACCGCCTGTCGCACCTGCCCTCAGTAGATAGGTGTTTGTGTAGGCCAAGTTGAATGGTTCGAACAATGTACCACCTTCTCCACCTTCAGTCCTTGATCCCACGGTCCTCCTGTTAAGATTCCTCACATTGATGATCTCATCTGGCAGTATGTAGGTGTTCTGATTCTTCTTCAATTCAAGGAAAGCATATGATTCTTCCACAGCATTCGAAGATCGCTGTCTGAATTTGTTCACAGCCCTTTCCAGTGCCGTTTGATAGTGTTTTGGGTCTAATTCCACGTCAATCATCCCGTCACCGAGATTGTTCTTGACGTAATCAAAAATTTCCTGTTGTCCTGTTTGTAGTTCTGACATACTCATATTTATAGTCATTGCCTACGCAATAAATATGTATGATATGCCAAGATTATCCATTTTTAAGCCTGAAAAGGGCAATGACTACAAGTTCTTCGATCGCAACATCAAGGAGATGTTTACCGTGGGTGGCACAGACTTACACCTACACAAATATCTAGGACCCTACGATCAGGGAGACACAAACAAAGACGGACCGGCGAGTCCCAGTCAGCCTAGGGTGACAGGATCAGATCTTAACGAGACTACCATACAGGATTTATTATTTTTAGAAAACAGAGACAGGAAATATTCTAGCGATGTGTACACTGTGCGAGGAATATACAATGTGCAAGATGCAGATTTCAACCTTTCCCAGTTTGGTATGTTCCTACAGAATGACACACTATTCCTTACAGTACATTTGAACGATATCGTAGAAAGAATTGGTAGGAAACCAATGAGTGGTGATGTAATAGAATTCCCACACATGAAGGAAGATTATTCACTAGACGAGAGTGTGCCAATTGCATTGAAAAGATACTACGTGGTAGAAGATGTGAACAGAGCCGCGGAAGGATTTAGTCAAACTTGGTGGCCACATCTCCTAAGATTGAAGATGAAAACTTTAGTGGATTCACAAGAATTCAAAGACATCATAGGCGATGCAACAACTACAGGATCAGTTGCCAGTTACATGAGCACATACAACAGAGAGAAAACCATCAACGATCAGATCGTTGCACAGGCAGAGCAGGATGCTCCAAAGGCAGGATTCAATTACAAACAATACTATGTTGCACCAATCGATGAAAGAGGCAACATCAGGACAGAAAATGTGAACACAGAAGCACAGAGGGCCAGCAGTGATAACACGGTGAATGCTACCATAGACACACCAGCAAGTTCACACTACGGATTCTACTTGGACGGAGACGGTGTTGCACCAAACGGAAATCCAGCAGGATTTGGTATTACATTTCCAACATCCGGCGTTGATCAAGGCGATTACTTCTTGAGGACAGATTTCTTACCCAACAGATTGTTCAGGTACGACGGAGTCAGATGGGTCAAAATCGAAGACAGTGTTAGAATAACTACAACGAACAATGATTCTAGGGGCAACTATAAAACAAGTTTTGTAAACAATGCGACAGAATCAACAATAAACGGATTAACAGTCAAACAGAGGCAGTCTTTGACAGATGCACTAAAACCAAAGGCTGACAATTAAGGATGCTACACTTTTACGAAGGACAGGTTAGGAAATTCCTCACTCAATTCATTAGGATATTGAGCAACTTCTCCGTGGAGACGGGCAAAGGCAGTGATGGTTCCGTACAATTAAGGGCAGTGCCTGTGGTGTACGGAGATCCAACAAGGCAGGTAGCAAACATAATCAGGAACAATTCAGAGAACGCACTACAGTACGCACCTAGGATAGCGGCGTATGTAAGGGAATTAAACTACGACAGGGACAGGATGCAGAATCCTTATCACATTGAGAAACAGCATTTGAGAGAAAGAGGCATCGACTCAGACGGCAACTACACCAACGAGATGGGTGCAGGATACACGGTTGAGAAAGTGATGCCTTCACCATTCAGGATGGAAGTGTCAGCGGACATTTGGACAACTAACACAGATCAGAAATTACAGATCATGGAACAGATCTTGTATCTGTTTAACCCAGACTTCGAGATACAGAAAACGGACAACTACATTGACTGGACCAGTTTGAGTTACGTTGAGTTGACAGGCACAACATTCAGTTCGAGGACCATACCAGTAGGTGCGGATTCAGAGATAGATGTTGCAACACTGACATTCAGTATGCCAATATGGTTATCACCACCGGTGAAAGTCAAGAAACTGGGTGTCGTACAAAAGATCATAATGAGCATATACGACGACGATGGCGGCATAGCGAAAGGATTGATAGACGGGGAACTTACATCTAGGAGTTACATCACACCAAACAACTTTGGATTATTAGTTACAGGTAACCAACTAAGATTATTAGGTTCAACAGGCACAAATGTTAAATCAGGAGGAGATGGATTCCAAACAGGTGCGAACGAACCAAGCAACTACGATCCTTTTGAAACATTTGGACCAGCGGTTAACTGGAAGGTGCTGTTAGATCAATATGGCAAAGTAACAAACGGCACATCACAGATAAGATTGACACAACCAAACGGAAATGAGATAGTTGGTACCATAGCAACGTCAACACTTGATGATACGATTTTATTGTACACAATTGATGGCGACACGATACCAAGCAATTCTCTTACAGCAGTCAAAAAAATAATAAATCCAGCAACATTTGATCCAGGCACACCTGTGAACGGTGACAGATATTTGGTAATAAATGACGTAGGTGATTCAACAGCAAGTTTCCAGAGTCAGACATGGGGAACACTCGTTGCCAGTGTTGGCGACATCATAGAATACAACAGTTCAACAAGTAAATGGAATGTGGCATTTGACGCATCAAACCCAGACAGCACACAACACTACGTGACCAACCTAAATACGGGTATACAGTACAGGTTCAATGGCACAGAATGGGTCAAATCCTATGAGGGTGTGTACACACAAGGTAATTGGAGCATAGTGCTAGATGGTGGGGCAGATCCAGGATACAACTCAAGCCTTGACGCTACAACCCCATAGTTGTTATAATATAGCATGAAAGAAAACATAGTCTGTTCGGGTGCCCTGTTCTACGCTACCAGCACCAAACGTTTCCTTTTCCTACAGAGGACTGATAAGAAAACACAAGGCATGTGGGGATTGGTTGGCGGTAAAAGCAAATTCACGGAAAGTGCCTTCGAGGGACTGAAGCGTGAGATAGAGGAAGAAACAGGCAGTTTACCTAAATTCAAGAAAGTTATACCATTAGAAATGTTCACGTCAAACGATCAGAAGTTCTTCTTCCACACATATCTCGTGGCCATAGATGCAGAATTCATTCCTAAACTAAATGAGGAACATTCAGGTTATTGCTGGACCGCGTTTGAGTGCTGGCCCAAGAATCTACACATGGGTCTGAAAAATACTTTGAATAATAAAAGTATAAAAGGTAAGTTACAGACTATATTGGATTTAATAGTCTAATTGTTTTTTATATAAGATTTACCTGTAAGTTTTTCTATATCACGGATCATCTCTTCCATGTTTACTCTCACAGTCTTGCCAGTTTTTACGTTTCTCGAGAAGTATTCCCATTCACCTTGTTCGTTGTGAGGAGATATTTTTGTAACGTTACCCGCTTCGTCCCTCACGAACACTTCTGCACTTGATGAGTCATCTTTCGCATAGATGTGTGCATTATTAGTAGCAGTAGAAGGATCACTTCCCACAGTTAATGCAATTGGACTGCTGAATGTTTTTGCACCTGATATTGTTTGTGTCGTGGATACTAATACTGTGTCTGCCGTTGATGCACCTGCTGATCCCCTCAGCATGTGTACCCTGTAACCGTTTACTGTGGTGCTTGATCCTGATGTGGATGCCGCCTGCACCGTGACCGTCTGTCCCGACAGTGATGCGGAGAATGTAAGTTGGTCCGTGCCTTTCGAGCTCACCATTGGTCCCGTTGTGATGTATGCCTCGTCGTTGGCCACCACCATCACCTCTGATATGCTGGACGCACCTTCCGTGGCGTTGTATCCCGTGAACACGTAGAACGCTCCCGTGTAGGCGGTTGTGGCGAAACTGTCTATGGTCGTGGCCGCTGAACTCACGGTCGTGGCCTCCACTACATTTATGTTGTCTCCGGTTGATGCCGACTCATTGTCCGCCAATAGTATCTTGTACATGGTCACTGTGAGGTTTGGCTCATTGCCCGAAGCACTCAATTCCACATTGGCACCATTGATGGCCGCAGTCAAGTTGATCAGATCGTTTGATCCTGTGTTGACATTTCCATATTGTGTGATGTATGCTGTTGTGCCGTCATGCACCACCATGGCCTCTATGTTTGAAACTTCTGTTTTTGCTGTGTTGTTGACGGAGATGTAGTACTTGGCGCCCCTGTAATTGGCCAGTGCCCATGAATCTATCACCTCCGATGCGGAATCCACGTCCGTGTTTATCGAGGTAATCACGTTACCCGTAGTGCCCGCTGTTGTGTTGTCTCCCACCGCTATCCGGTAGAAGCTCACCGAGTTCACAACTGATCCACCCGTGCCCAGCAGTCTCACGTTGCCGCCCGCCACGTCCGCCTGTGCTGAGAGGTATGCATTGGAGGTGTTAGATTCAGTCACATGTGATGTGGCAACAACCGCTGATGAATCGTTGTGTGCCAGGCTGTGCTTGGCTGTGGCGACCTCGTCGTTGATCTCGTCCCTCGTAATTGTTAGATACCAAGCCGAATCAAAACTGCTTGTGACGAACTGGTCAATGACTCCCTGTGTAGTACTGATGGCTGTGCCATCGCCTGTCGTTGTATCATCTGTGTTCTCTGACGTGGCAGTCGTGGCACCTAACTGTGCCCAGCCACCCGCTGTGGTGTAACCCTCTATGGTGTCAGTGCTACTGTTGTATCTAATCTCACCTACCGCTCCACTTGGTCTCTGTGCGGTTGTACCGTTGGGTAATCTTATCGCGTTTGTGACACCAGATGCGTCCAAAGCCGTTGTGGCATTCATGGTGATTATCGTGCCACCATCCGCGGCCACGGTTATTGCTCCTGTGCCGGAGTCTGTTACTGTGACATTGGAATCACCTTGTGAGACGCTGTTGGTTGATATTGTTGTGAAACTTAGATTTCCGGAACCGTCTGTCTTAAGGACCTGTCCTGCACTACCATCCGATGTTGGGTAACTTAATCCGTCTGCAATCAATGAACCTGTTATTGTGGTATCACCTGCTACTGTCAGTGAAGTATCATTAAGTAATTGTAGAGAGTCTGATCTCCATCTTCCTGTTATTACGTTTGAACCTGCCTTCTTGTGTGCGAATTCTATGATGCCGTCTTCTGTGCCATCACTGGCATCCAGTATTTTTGCTGTGATCTTGGCATACACGACCTCTTGGTCTGCATCATTCTCACCTTTGAATTTGATCTGTCCAAGGTAGTCCGCATCTGCTGGACTTGAACTGTTCCTTTTAAGTGTGATTACAGGTGCCGCTGTTGAACTGTCTTCTGTGGTTGTAATTAAAAGGCTATCACCTGTTGATGTGTTTGTGATGGTCTGTGCACCTGAAACAGCAAGTGTGCTTCCATCGAATGTGAGATTTGCCTCACCGTCTAGTTCTGTTGTTGTTGATCCAACAGTCACTAGTTCATTGGCTGTTGCATTGTTCATCGCGGTGACCGCCGGAGTGGCACCTGTTATTGTAAGTGTGTCACCACTGACCGCTGTGGTGATGTTGGTACCACCCGCTATCTTGAATGTCTCACCGGTTCCCAGTGTGGCACCTGTTGAGTCGTCTCCTACCAACTGTATGTTGGTGTCAACGTTGATGCCCGTCAGGTTAGATCCATCCCCAGCGAACGCTGTGGCTGTTACTGTTCCGTTTACTTGTAATGTTGTTGTGGGTTCAGAAGTACCAATACCCACACGACTGTTCGTGACATCGAGATACAGTAGGTTTGTTTCAAATGCCAGGTCAGTACCATTCCTAGTCAGATTTGACTTCAGTACGGACCCAGATATACGACCTATGGCCATACCGGGGTACTCCTTATAATAATGTTAGTACAGCATATGCCATACACAGTCTCTTTATCATTGCCGACTGACAGCAGTATAGGTATTTATACGCCTAAAAAAAAAGGCGATCCGAAGACCGCCTTTTGATTCTACTAAAAAGTATGAGTATTTACTAGTGGCTAACTCTTACTGCCGCTAATACTGAACCTTGTCCCGCTTCAGATTTGCTAGTTAAAGCTCTACCAATAACGTTGAATGCTGTGCATTCCGCTTTTGTAGCCGCTCTAGCATAACCTGGAACTGATGCAGATATAAGTCTGTCACCTTTGTTCACTGAACCGATAACTTTAACATTTACCCTACCCGTCATTGCGATGTATGGGTGAGTGTCGTCATTACCTGCTCCACCGTTCATTTTGAAAGCCGCTTGGTCTAAACTAGAAATAACACCAAACACATCGTCTGATCCTTCTTCGTTTACTTGCGTGATCTCTTGAGCACCACCTAGTGCAACAACTGTTCCTGCTTCATAGGCTGTGTCAGATGCAAATCTTTCAGCAACGTCAGAATATTCCGCCGCTGTTGCTGTTCCCTCTAGGTTCGCTACCAATGTAGCCAATCCAGAAAGTGTTATACCACCTGATTTATCACCTGCTGTTGCAGTTGTTAAACCCATTGTGAATTTGTCTACTGATTCATCCCAAAGTATCGCCGCGTTGTTACCTGTTGAACCCCTCTCGATGATGATACCCGCATCGTTGTTCGATGTTGATATACCTGAGTTAAGTTCAATGATGTTATCATCTACTGTTAAGTTAACTGAGTTGTTGGTTGTAGTAGTACCGTTAACCGTTAAGTCTCCTGATACTGCTAACGCACCTGATACAGTTGTTAAACCTGTTACTGACAAGTTTAATGCACCTGTAGATGTTACAGTTAAATCTGTTCCGTCTGATTCGATCTTCTCACCACCTGTTCCAAATAGCACACCAATGTCGTTAGGTATTGCCACGTCCGAACCTGCTGTCAGGTTGATCGCACCAGTGGCAGTGATTGTAGTAGCCGCTACAGCGAAGTTTGCCACTTCTGTTGCATCTGCTGTTACCGTGATAGCACCTGTGCCTGAGTCAGCCACTGTTACGTTACTGTCACCTTGGTTGATTGCTGTTGTTGAAATCGCCGCGATCGAATCGTCTACGTATTTCTTGTTTGACACATCACCGTCTGCACTTGGTGCCGACGTTGCCAAACCTGATATGGTGTTCGCACTTGCTGATATCGTGATATCACCAACCGAAATACCATTATGTACTCTAAAGTTTCTTGTTGTCATAGTTCCATATATCCCATATGATTTGTGTTAATAAAATTGAGCCGTAAAAAAACGCCCCAACAGTAGTATTTACCATTTGGGGCGTTTAGAATTATCTCTAAGGTTTTAGTTTTGCCTTACGCCGCTACAACCGAGTACTGTACCTTGGCCGCTGTCTGACCACCTGTACTCTGTGCTTTGACGTTTACTGTGCTTGAACCGTCGTGCTCTGCAGTGATTGTCGCCAAGTCTGTAGAACCAGTGTTAGTGATACTAGACACAGTGATGTATGCTGTTGATCCATCGTGTATAACAACACCTTTCATCGCTGAGTACTCAGTATTGGCAGTGTCTGTCAACTGTATGAATATCTCCGCCGATCTGTATGTAGATGCGTTGAAACTCATGATAGTTGTCGCACTTGAAGTGAAGTTGACCGAACTTGTCTCTGTTCTAGCAACACCACCTGTCACCAACGAACTGTTGTCAGCACCTGTGATCGCAAAAATCCTAGCCGCACTGTGTGGGGCAGAAGTGAATGTGATGTTGGTACCTGAAACACTGTAGTTCTCAGTTGGTTCTTGGTACACGTTGTCGATGTAAACGAAAACGTTGTTCGCTGATTCTGGAGCAGTGCTGAAGAAACCAGTGAACGTGGTAGTTGATCCATCACCTGTCGTTGATTCCTTAGTGAAAGTCGGTGCGTCACCGGTCGTCGCAAAGTTGATGAACGTAGATCCATCTGCACAACCCTCGTATAACCCAGTTGTTGTGTTGAACCTGATTATACCTGTTGCACCAGTTGGTCTAGCACCTGTGCTACCTTGCGGCAGTCTAAGAGAATAAGTTGAACCTGAAACGTCCAAGTCATATGCTGGAGTGGCAGTCTTGATACCAACGTGATCCTCAGAACCATCGATGAACAATGCGTGTGCGTGTCCATTTGATTCAACTCTGAAGTCAACCGCCGCTGAACTCTCGTTGATCGTTACGTTTCCACCGTCTAATTCAACAGCAGTTGAAATTGTAACTGCACCTGTTGAGTCAGCAATGGCAATCGCCGCTGTTCCGTCATTGGCCTTGATGTTGGTTGCTTGTACGTTGGTAGCAGTTGCAGTTGTGAATGTAGCCGCCGCCGCAGTCGAACCACCAATTATGACACCGTCCATGGTACCATCTCCACCTGAGTCAGTGATGTCTACGTCTGTGTTAACAGTCAAGTTAGTGAATGTACCAGCACCTGCTGATGCACCACCGATCGTAACACCGTCAACTGTACCACCGTTGATGTCTGCCGTAGTTAATACTGCACTTGGGACTGTTACAACTCCTGTTGAGTTGGCAATAGTCGCCGCCGCTGTACCGTCTGCCGCTGAGATCGAACCTGTTTCTAAATCTGAAACTGTCATGACACCTGCTTTTACACCCGCGTAACTGTCGATTGTTACTGCACCTGCTGTTGTTCCGTCCTCACCTGATGTAACTGCAAACGCGAATTGGTCCTCTGATTCATCCCATAAGAATGATACGTTGTCATCTGATCCTCTGTTGAAGAATAGACCTTGGTCAAACGTGTTGGCCGCTCCACCTGAGTTGTTCTTCGCCAATGTTAAAAGCGGATCTTCAATAGTTAATGTTTCTGAATCAATGGTTGTCGTTGTACCATTTACCGTCAAGTTTCCTGATATAGTGGCATTACCTGATGCCGTTATTGATGTGAAAGCACCAGTTGATGCTGAGTTGGCACCAATCGCTGTTCCGTCAATGGCACCACCGTTGATGTCCGCCGTGTCTGTTGTTAATGTTTTACCAGTCGCAACTGTCAAGGCCTGACTTGCTGTGATCAACTCTGAACTGTTGGTAGTGTCAAACTTCAAGTATGAGTTTGAACCTTCCTTGATGTCCAAAGCCGACGCTGTGTTGTCAGTCAGTGTTACACCTACTGTCGTACTATCTGCACTGATTGTATCAACTGCGATGTCGCCTACGTTAGTGATGTTTTGATCATTTGCACTCAAGCCAGTTGAAGCAACGACAACACCTGTTCCATTTGGAGTCAGTGTGATGTCACCGTTTGTAACCAAACCTGTGATTGTTGATGCTGTGTTTGAAAGTTGTGTTACACCCAACTGAGTAGAAGCAGTCCTGAATATCGCGGTCTGGTTTCCACCTGTTGATATGTGTATCTCGTCAGCGTCTGAACTTGGTTCAACGTTGACTGAAGTGTCCTCGTCACTGTCCTTAAGCTCAGTACCTGATGCCAGGTTGGCCCAAGCACCGTTGGCATATCCCTCGATCGTTGTCTGATCTGAGTTGTACCTCATGTCACCATTGGCTGGTGAACCCGGTCTCTGTGCATCTGTTCCTGATGGTAGTCTCAGTGCATCCGTGGCAGATATGTGTAGTGTTGTTGCCGGCGAAGCCGTTCCAATACCTACCCTGCTGTTTGATACATCTAAGGCTAATAAATTTGTCTCGAATGTTAAGTCTGTACCTGATCTTGCCAGGTTGGCAGACAACATCTGTCCTGTTATTCGTCCTATTGCCATTGTTTTATCCCCTTATCGATAATTGATTGTCTTGCAAAACTGTAGGTATTTATTTGAAACCGGGATTATTACGTCGTTAAATACCGTAAGATATGAAAAAGCACAACTATATCACGGTACTGGGCAGGAACAAGAGCCAAGTTCCAATGGATAAATTGAGCCAATACGGCCCTATAATCAGTGTTTCGGACCACATGCACGACGCGGGTCACCTAGATTATGTGTGGACCAGGCAGGAAAAGGACCTGTTATGGTTCCTGCAACAGCGACCTTCACCTGTGGACTGTGTGACCACACCAGAACTGTACAAAAAGTACGTGTTTTATGATCAAGTTCACAGTTTCCCGCCCATATCCCCACAGTTCAATCTCACATTAGATGTCAACACCGACGACCAGACATTGGCCCTGCTGACAGCACTGGGATTGACTGAGAAGAGGATAATGCTAGTGGGCTATGACATATCAAACCCCAAGGTGTTGAAGGATCTCAGGTCAGTGATAATGTTGCACCCGGACATGAAGTTCTACTTCCTGTGCAACCCGCCCAAGACCAAACAGTTGGACTACTGTTCAAACGCAGAGTGTGTGTTGTTCAAGGACATGGAGGAATTGAAAAAATGACGGATCTAGCAACCAACTACATCATAAAAGTGTTGTGGCCTCCACACTGCCAGAACAGGGGTCTCAAGGTGCTCGAGGAACGTCCCGACATTGTGAAAGAGATGAATGGCATGCGTAGCAAGATCGAGAATTTCCTCAAAGCATCATGTACCGGCAAGTTTACAGTCAGCGAAGAATACAACATGAAAGGGTTCAACGTGGGGTTCGAGCAGGGCCCGGATGTGTACAACTTCATACTGGAGCAGGCCACCATTGGTTATGAGGTGGACAGGGAGATCGGTAGATACAACATCTTCTCGGACAAGTACATCAAGCACAAGATATTATATACAGCAAAAGGTATTGTGATAGATTAGTCAGCGAAGCCGTGCATCACAACCACACGTGCACCTACATGTGGTGCCTCTATGGAAGATCCATCATCACCACCTGTGAACGCCAACACGTTGGTAGCAACGGTGTAGTTGGTTGTAGGTTCCTGCATCACACCATCCACGTAGACTATTATGTTCTTGGCGTTGGTTGGTGTCACTGTCATGGTGAACTGTGTTGATGAACCGTCACCGGTGAACACGTCCTTGGTTATGCTTGAGGCCGCGGCCTCTGTACGCAACGCGGTGTAGGTCGAACCGTCCAGGGAGACCTCATATTTGCCCGTTGTAGTATTAAAGCGTATGATACCTTCCTGTGCGGATGGTCTTTCTCCTGTTGTTCCTGTCGGAACGACCAAACCCGTCGTCGTGTTGAAGTCGAACAGTCCCGTTCCCTGTGTGGTGAACGTCATGTCCGCATTGGTCACTATGTTACCAATGTTGTTCGCTGTGAACTCTGTGTTACCTGTTGATGTAGATAAATTCTGTAAGCCTTTTGTGCCTGTGTATCTGGCACCGGATATGTAAACTGATTTGCCCGTGAATGAAATTCCGTTTGGTAGGTTTGCACCTATGAAGTGTAGCACTCCAGACTGGTAGTCAAAGAACCATTCGTCATCGTTGCCTGAACCTGTCGCGAACACCTGGTCACCTGATGCGGCGGCGTTGCCGGCATCACTGGCAGTGTGTATGTAAACCTTTACCTGGTATGTTGAGCCAATTTCCGGTGGTATCCAGTCGGTCAGGCCTGTCTTCCAGGTCCTGTTGGCCGTCGCTGTTCCGTCGTTTGTTGTCTCGTCTGGTGCACTCGTGGGATAGACAGTTACCACACCTGCACTCGATCCCGGCATCACCGTAGGAATGCTTGATGCTTTGTTCCAGGTGTTGTCACCCCTTAATAGTAATGGCGATGCTATGGCTTCGTTGGGTGCTTTCTTGGCCGCATTGGTGTCAGTCTTGGTGGCACCGTAACCCAATTTCTTCCAAAGATAATCTACTTTTTTTGCGTCAGTTATTGCCATTATTCAATGCTCAGTGCTGTTATACTGTCTCCCGATTCAAGTTTGATCCTGACCAGCACGTTGTTACCTGTGGCATTCGTGGCATTCTCTGAACCCAGTGTCAAAGTGAATGTTGAATTAGAATAACTCGTACCGTCTAAAATTCTGTCTCCTGATGTAAACGCACATCCATCTGATCCATTTCCACCATTGCCTGTGTCTGAACCCGGCACACCAGAACCTGCGTAAGTTTCACCGGCAGTCAACCATCCGTTCAATCCAGATGCCGAGTCAATTGCTGTGCCTGGAGCCGCGATGAACACGCCTGACACAGTTCCAGACAGTCTAACAGTGAAGTTGGCCATCGTTGTCCTTCTGAAAGCGAAAGTGTAGTACTGTGCTCCTGACCTACCTGTTGCCAGGTCTGGACCCGCTGGTAGGTAACCTGAACTCAGGTCTGTGGTGAAATGTTTGATCGTTCCAAATCTTGATATGGCTTCGTTGGTCCCTGCCACTGTGACTGCACCCGACCATGCGTGATCCGTGTAGTAGTTGGCATTTGAAGAATCGTTCAAGGACGGTGTGTCACCTGACAGGGATCCAAACCCGCTTATTCTCACAGCGTCGTCATCGAAGCCGGCGCCCAGTGAATCTGATACAGTTATACCATCCGCTTCATCGTCTAAAGATAGCAATGATGCAGTGTACACTTGAATTTTTGTTGAAGAACTGTCGTAACTTCCTGTTCCGTTCGCGTTCTTACTTCTTGCTTTGATGGTCTTGACCGACCTAACACCCGAGCTCGTGATGGGCACTGTGACAGCGCCTATGGTGTAGGCACTTCCAACTCCCGTGTCTGTGACAGGTACACCACTTGACAGCATTGTCGAAGAGCCATCTACCTGTGCGTATGTGAAATTTGAATCTGTTATGACGTTGCCTGAAGTTGATTCCTGGTTGGTGTCGTTGTCCACTTCGTGTGGTGACGTGGTGTCTTGGTAGGCCTGTCCCGTGAAATTCTCGATTGTAGTACCAGTGACTGTGACTGTGGGAGATCCTGCGTTGTAGTACGGAATACCCGACACGTAACGCTTGGTTCCTGCTGTTCCCTCTGCCACTGTACCTATCGTTGTTGTAGGTGTCGCAGTGATGTCGTCCTTCAACACGTGTACATATCCTGTGTTACCACCTGCTGAACTTTCCAATCTCTGGGCACTCAATCCAACAGAGTAGTCTGCTAGATCCTGTGTGATCTTGGCATCAGCGACCAGGTATAATCTCTGTGGATATGAACTGTTCACTTGGTCATAGTCCTTGTGATCTGATGTGACCAGTCTGGTGAATGTTCCGTTGTTGGCACCACCTTCTGATGTGGTGTACGTCCTAGCACCTGCGGCGCTGGCGTTGATTGATGCTGTAACGGTCTGGTTAACAGTTGAACCTGTGCCGTTGGCGTCGTTGACTAGGAAACCGTTCATGACGGTCGTGTCAATGGTTGATGTGCTTGTGTACCTTCTGGCAGTTGTTGAACTCAATGACGTTCCTGCCGCTAGTGTGTCCGCTGAACTGGTGTTGTCAGTGAAACTTGCACACAACTTGGGTGAAGTTCCCTGTGCCGAGTCCGACAATGCCAAACTGAAACTGCTCAATCCGTTTGGTGCACTTGGAGTTGATTTCATCACGAATGTTATTGTTTCTTCGTCATCCTGGAAGAATGTGTCTGGTGTTCCTGATGCCCTGAATCTGAAGTTTATGTTTCCTGCTGATGTGCCTGAATAATCTTTGTCAATGGTTGCACCAATGGTACCTGCAGTTGATCCATCCTCGCCAACAGTGACTAGAGAACTTGAGTCATCGAAGAAATCATACACATAGTTGTCCGCATTCTGTGAGGTGTTAGTGAATCTTGCTATGGCCCTGTCAGCACCGTCAAGGTCGACCACATCATACAATGATAGACTGTTATCGCCTGAACCTGTGTTAACTGTCACAGCCGTGCCGGCTATGTTGGCCCTCACATCTGGTTCAACTATTATGTTCATGTTCTTGACGAAAGTTGAATTATCGTGTCCGTTTGCCAGTGTCAATGAGGTTGTGAATGTACTTGTTGTACCACCCGACTGTTGTCCCGAAGTCAAGTTGAATGTGTTCGTGATTGTATTTCCCGTGTCACCAGAGCCGCCTGATCCTATGTTGACCACAGTTGCACTCGCACCCTCGCCGAAGTCCCAACTGTATGTCTGTGTGGCACTGAAATCGGAGTTGCTACCAGGATTGGTCGCTGTGTTGTTAGTGAATGTCACAGGGAAACCTGATGTTGATTCCTCGTTGATGCCCCTGATTGTTGAGTCTGCTGTTGAATAAAGTGGTGTGTGTTCTGAATACACTTCGAAATTGTTTGTGGCCGTTTTGGGAATAACGCTAGGGTTCGCAGTCGAGTGTGTAAGCAGTCTAAGACGTATCGCATATTTGGTATCTCCTGCACCCGTACCTGCCACTGTTGATCCGTCGTCGCCACTGGCGTTGGTGTAAGTGTGTGCTAGACGTGATCCGCCGTTGGCACTTGAACCACCCGCCACTCCGTCACCGCTGATTGTGTTCTCTGTTCCGTCTCCCCAGTCAACGTCGTATGTGACCGTTGCACCTGATGTGTTTGTACAGTTGTTCTGTAGGTAGACAGTGTCTCCTGTGTCCGCAGTCGTGATTGCCGAACCTCCTGATGCGGCCGCGTACATGGCGAACGTCAACACAGGTTCTGCCGTTGAGGCCACTATGTAATTTGTTCTAGTCGATGTTGCAAATGAACCCGATGAGTCAGTTGTGGCCGCGTCATTCTCGAACGCTTTCACTGTCACAGAGTATGTTCCACCCGATGCGTATGTGTGGCTCGGTGTTGAATCTGATGTGCCTGTTGTGGTATCACTGTCACCCCATGTTATGGTGTATCTGGTGTCAGCACCTGCAGTTGGCACCGTTGTGATCGTTAGTGTCACAGTGTCGCCGGCACTGATCGCAGTGGCATCTGCCACGAAAGAAACCGATTTAAGGTATGTTCCCGCCCTGACGTTTTCTATGGTCTCGTTCAAGTCATCGATGGCCTGTGTGACCGAAGTAGAACTCGTAAGTCCTAGGTAAGCACCATCGCCGAAGGTTGAGTCTGTGGGCAGTCTCAGTTCAACGTTGTCTCCTGTTATACCACTAGATGACACAGTTGATATCTGATCATCCACGTATTTCTTTGTGGATGCGTCTGAATCCGCGGCCGGTTCTCCAACCTGCACTTTGGCCAAAGTCAAATTGGAATAGTCTGTGACTGTCGATCCGTCCTGTGTAGTAGTACCAAATCTAAATTTGTCTAAGGTCTCGTCCCAGATGAACAATGCGTTGTTCTCTGCCGTCCTATTGATCATTATACCAGCGTCCGTGGCACCTGATGCATTTTCATTTATGGTTATGATGTTGTCTTCAACAACTAGTTGTTGAGAGTCTATGGTTGTGGTGGTACCTTGTACGGTCAGGTCTCCGGTGATGGTCTGGTTACCTTGTACTCGTGTGTTACCGTTGACATCCAGGGCGAAATTGCCTGGAGAATCTGTCTTTACACCGATCCTTCCGTTTGCCACATCCACGTACAGTAGATTCGTATTGAACGCCAGATCGCTCGAACGTATAAGGTTCGATTCTAATATATCACCACTTATTCTGTTAATTGCCATAATACTACTTTGATATTTACCAAATAAACACAACGACGGAGATCAACCATAAATATTCATTATATGACACTATTACCTATCAACAAGATCGAGAGAGTGGCCGAGAAACGTGTTGACGTCAGACAGGTTGATGTGTATGAAAATTCTATCAGCGGAGATGCCATACACGGTGGCAGGATAACAGATTTCAACAGTACAGGCATCAAGGATCAGGCGGAATCCGTACAGATCACAGTCAACGATGACAAGATAGAGATCAAAAATGACCTTGTCGTCAAGGGAACAGTCACGGTTGAGAATCTGAAATATGTAGAGGCACAGGTGCCAAAACTGAATGTCACAGAAGCGGTCATGATAGATCACAACGAAGTGATCTGGAAGGACACTTTGGGCAAGAGTGTGAAGACAAGTTCTCTAACTCAACTGGGAATTTTAAAAAACCTGCAAGTTGACAAGACACTTTTCGCATCACAGAAAAGGGTCGGAATCAACACAGAGGCACCGTCAGCAGAGTTTTCAGTCAACGTTGATGGCTACGAAGTTATAACAACCATGCACGAGAAAAATGCCTACGTTGGAACACATTCTCCGGCGGCGTTCGCCATAGGAACAGACAACACGGCTAGGATAACCTGTAAGTCAAACGGTGACATAGTGTTAGGCAATCAGGATGATCCATTGACCAATGTCACAGTGACAGGCAAGTTGGGTATAGGAGCCAAGAATCCACAGGAAAGCCTACACGTTGTTGGCAACATCAAGTTTGCTGAAAGAACTTTCGCATCAGGATCACAGGCACCCACACAAGAAAGATGGGACACAGGGTCAATAGTTTGGAATGACAAGCCAGAAATGAATCACCCGATCGGGTGGGTATGTATCAAAGGTGGTACACCTGGCAGTTGGAGACCATTCGGTCAAATCAATTAAGAAATAAAAAAATTAAGCGCCTAGTTTGTGGAGATTGTGTATCACGGCCACGATGTGTCCGCTGTCTGATCCGTTGTTGGCTGGGGGTGCTGATCCAAATGTGATCGCTCCGCCGGAGTAGGTGTAATGGGTTCCTGGTATCTGGTATACTCCACCAATGAAAATCTGTAGATCAGTTGCGTTGGTGGGTTCAACAGTTAAGTTGGCCGCTGTTGATCCGTCAAGTGTGTTACCTGATCCATTTCCAAACACAGTTGTTGAACCGTCTCCTTGGAATGTGTCCACGGTCAGTGTTTTCTCTCCAGATGCATCTGAAATGTTGTACCATGCCGATCCGTTGTATGCTTGATACTTTGATAGCGTTGTGTTGAAAATTATTTGTCCATTTACTCCACTGGGCCTCTGTGCTGTGGTCACATTTGGAATCTTGACAGCAGAACCGTTGTCTCCTATCTCTGGGTTTTTTACAAATCTACCCATGATTATTATAATCCTATAGTTGATATAGTGGCGTTGAATTGTGCCGCCGAGTCTGGTGCCGCTATGTAAATCTTTGCACCTGTCTCTAAAATCATTTTCTCGGTGTCTATGATGTATGTGTCTCTGGCCTTTACTGTCAACTGTGAATATACTAGATAATTTGGTCCAACAGTTGCACCATTTGGAGTAACGTACACATCAATAGTTCCGTCACCGTCAGTCTTGTTAGTGATGTATATCACTGTTACAGCCGTGTCCGCTGATGCCGTGAATGCGGCCGAACCTGTTGTTGCCGCTACTTGAAAATTTGTTATCGCCATATTATTATCCTAGTGCAATCGCTAATGCGGTTGCCTTACTCTTACTTATCAGTTCGCCTACGGCACCAGAACCTATGTTTGAGTTCCTGAAGTACAGACCTGTACCTCCGCCGCCTGCTGTTTTGTTGTAAATTTTTGTCTGTGCCGTCGCTGTTGGATCAGATGCCATTGCTGAAAATGTCAATATGTCGTTGATCACAATGTGTCCTGTTCCGTTCGCTTTCAATTCTAAATTACCATTTGATGCGTCTGATGTTATTGAAGTGATGTTTGTTAGATCATTGTCTAAATTCAAAGTGATTGTGTCAGGTTCTGCACCTGCTGTGTTGATGTTCGATCCACCCGTGAACTGTAGGGTGTTTCCTGTTGCGACAGTGATCTGTGTTGAGTCATCGCCCGCCACCTTGAGGCTGAACCCTCCGCCAACTTGTAGGTCAACGTAGGCTTTTGTTGCCGCGTGATCCGATTCTGTTGGATCTGCCAACTTCAATTTGCCTGTTGTGATATTTGTGATTGCTGATACTGATGCCGCATGTGTTGTGGATCCAATCACGAACTCTGTTTGGTCAGCATCATAGTATAAAATCTGGTTGTTGGAAGAACCTTGGTTGAAAAATATACCAGAATCTTCGGTTCCCGCTGTGGAGTTATTTCTGTTCACTTCGATGAATTGGTCCTCTATCGAAAGTGTTTGTGAATCAATGGTTGTTGATGTGCCCGAGACTGTCAAATCACCTGGTATTCTCACATGTCTCGCATCAAGTTGTATGGTGTTAGTGCCTGATCCTGAATTGTATCCAGCA